CGCGTGCTCTGCAATGGCATGCCGCTGGGCCCACCGTCTTTCATTTGATAGACGGATGTACCTGACAATACGACGCGACGCTCGCGGATGAGTGCGTACCACACATGGGCAGCCGTCTCCTTTATACGAGACAGCTGTTCGTGGATCTTGCGATCCACGGGTGCCATGATGTCGCCGCGTTGCGACAGGTCGTACATCGTGCAGTCAAGGCTCATCATCACGATCGATTCACCCACGCGTAGGACAACCCAAGAGTCATCTCCGCAGTGTGTGTATTTGATCGGATCTTCGGACGTCGGTTCCAAGGCATCCACCAGTCGGTCTGCTCCGCCTTTGTTGAGCGTAATGCCCATAGCGGTGCGCACCGTGGCGGGATGCGTCAGGATCGTTTGGTGATTCTCGGACAGATTCAATGTCTGCGTGGCCTGCTGCATGACAAAAGTCAAATAGCGAGGTCCGACGTTGTAATACCGAACCTTCCGTGCCAATGCTTTCTCGGCTTTCAGGTAATCGTCCTTGCCCTTACCTTGGTATAGGAACATGTGCGGTACCTGGTCCTCGCGTCGGCGGATGTACTCGTACACGGCAATGCGTGCATCTCCAGCCGCCCTGGCGATGACACCGGCGATCTCCTGATCGAAAGCCCGCGCCTGATCGATGTGCCAATTGGCTGCTGCTTCGTCTGTGAAACGCCCTAGCGTTGGGTAGCCGTTGGAGGAGTGCTTCATCACTGTGATCTGCAACTCTCCGTTACCGGCCAACTCGTGCGGGCGCGTCTCGTTCAATTCTCCGAGACCGCACGCTACGAGGGCCCGCGATACCTCCGTGGGCGACGGCACTCTCAGTGTGCGTTTGTCGTCGCGTTTCGGGTAAATTGCCGCAAAACGACCTAGGGTCGTATGTGCGCCACCGCCTGTGTAAACTATACTCTCCATTGATGCTTTGATGGCAGAGTACTGCAGGCTGTCGGCAACCACACCGAGACCGGTGAAGTTGTTGCGCGACTTCTTCGCTATGGTGAGCGAGATGGCGTTTGCGGGGCCGCTGTATGAACGGAAGGACAGGCCCTCGGGTCCAGCGGTTGCCAGAATTACCTTGGGCTTGCCGTCCTTAGTCAGCAGGTTGCAGGAGCTGTATTTGGGTGCCACCATGGGCTGCTCACTGCGGAGGTAGTTGCCGAGGTCGACGGACGCCTTCGGAATCAGCGTCGTTGTCTGTAGGGTCTCTATCTGATTTGGCAACGTCTTCCAAGTTGCGTTCAGCTTCTCGACCTCGGTGCGGGAAATTGCCGCCAGTCCTATATGGTTCTCATCGTCCTGTTGTTCTCTGCGGATAACAAACGCTTTCTGCGTCGAAATCATCGGATTGGAAGCCATGATAATAATAAGAAAGGCGGCTCCTGGTTAAGCCCAGGTGCTATGTATTTAAACACACGCTTAGCGTGGTCAGCGTGAAATGAGACAACATTCCAAGCATCCGTAAAGCATCACCGCTTTGCGC